CGTATGTTGATTGAAAAAGAGCTAGAGGCGCTGAGTGAGCTAGAAGTCGAAGATCAAAAATCTGCCCTTTCCACAAAACCTGAGCTTCCTGCGAAATACCAGGATAAAAGTTTAGAAGAAGTTGTGCGGATGCACCAAGAAGCTGAAAAGCAGATTGGGAAGCAGGGCCAGGAATTTGATGAAGTCCGCAAATTGGCTGACGAGCTGCTTAAGCAAAACCTTAGTTCCAAGCAACAACATACAGAAGCAGAGCCGGAAGTAGACTTTTTTGAGAATCCGCAAAAGGCAGTTCAGGCAACAATCGACAAGCATCCAGATGTTCTCGCGGCCCGGCAAGCTAGCCAAGATTTCAAAAAGATGCAGATTCAACAAAAGCTGTCAAAAGAGCATCCTGATTTCAGTCAGATTGTGAATGAAACAGGGTTCCAGGACTGGGTGAAATCCTCGCCCATTCGACTGGGGCTATATGCTCGGGCTGATGGTGAATTTGACTACGATTCGGCGCATGAATTGCTGTCCACTTACAAGGAATTGCGTGGTGTAAAGGCTCAACAGTCCGAAAAGGCGTCTGACGCTACTCGGGCCAAGAGCATGAAGGCCGCACAAGTCGATACGGGTGGAAGTGGCGAGAGTTCAAAACGGGTTTACCGCAGGGCAGACCTGATTCGGCTCAAAATGAACGATCCTGCACGATACGAGGCGCTGAACGATGAAATACTCGCCGCCTACGCTGAAGGCAGGGTTAAATAACTTACCCTTTTTTGGAGAATTACAATGGCCTATCCTACCCCGCAAGTAACTAATACAACTGCCGCAACCTTTATCCCGGAAATTTGGTCTGACGAGATTGTCGCCGCCTACAAGAAAAATCTTGTAATGGCGAATCTGGTCATGAAGATGAATTTTAAGGGCAAAAAAGGCGATGTGATTCACATCCCGGCACCGACCCGTGGTTCTGCTTCGCTCAAGGCTTCGTCTACCGCAGTCACCCTGATTGCCGATACCGAGTCCGAAGTGCAAGTTTCCATCAATCGCCACTTTGAATACAGCCGTTTCATTGAGGACATCACGGAAGCACAAGCACTGGCCTCTATGCGCCAGTTCTACACTGCCGACGCTGGTTATGCTCTGAGCCGCGCTGTGGATACCGACCTGATTCAAGTGGGCCGTTCGTCCAACGGCGGCGCTGGCACCAACGTATATGCCACCGGCGCTTTCATTGGCGGCGATGGCACGACTGCTTACGTTGCCGCAAGCAACAACGAAAGCGCACTGACTGATGCGGCGATTCGTCGCACTATTCAGCGCCTGGACGATAACGATACCTCCATGGATCAGCGTTTCTTTGTCATCCCCCCGTCCAGCCGTAACACGCTGATGGGTCTTGCCCGTTACACCGAGCAAGCGTTTGTTGGGAATGGCAATGCGATCCGCAATGGCGAAATCGGCAACCTGTACGGCATCCCGGTCTTTACGACCAGCAACGCAGACACGACCTCTGGTTCGGCTGCTGCGCGGGTGTGCTTGATGGGCCACCGTGATTCTATGGTGCTGGTCGAGCAAATCGGCATCCGTTCGCAGATCCAGTATAAGCAAGACTACCTCTCGACGCTGTTTACCAGTGACACGCTCTACGGTGTTGGTGGTTTGCGTCTTGCAGCTACCGTCGGCGCTGCTAAGTCTGCTTCGCTGTTTGCTCTGGTTGTCCCGGCCTAATCCATAACCAACCCCCCCTCAGAAATGGGGGGGGCATTCTTTTAAGGAGTTAAATTATGGCTGCTGCAACCGCAATTACTGCCCGGCGTGGCAATGACCAGTTTCGGGGGCTTTTTTCCGATACCTGGTCTGTTAGCGCAACGCTTGATGCTTCGTCTTTGATTGATGGCGCTGGCGAGACAAACACTATTGCAGTTCCCGGTGTTGCTCTTGGTGACATTGTTTTTAACGTCAGCATGGGTGTTGATCTCACTGGCCTGAGCGTCACTCCATATGTCAGTGCCGCAGGAACGGTATCAATTCGTTTTCAAAATGAATCTACCGCCACGGTAAACTTGGCAAGCACGACTATTAAATGTGTTGTTGTTCGTCTTGTATAAACAAACGGGGGGCTTCGGCCCTCCTTTTGTAAGGTAAAAACATGGCAACCTTTCGTTGTTTGCAATCAGGCAATACCGTAACTTTTACGCAGCCGTATGACATTGACTCGATGCGGGGTCATGCCGGATACGTGAGGGTTGATGTAGTCAACGAGAATCCAGAGGTTCCAGAAGTAAAGCCTTTGCCCATGATTCCCCCTGAAAAAAAGAGGGGTCGTCCTCGTAAATTCACAATTTAGGAGTCAATACTATGTATGGTAAAGCACCGAAAATGTCGAAAAAAGCCAGGCCGGTAGCCATTATGGTTGCGGTTGGCAAGCCCAAAGCAATGCCGGTTCGTGGATCTCGGACTGCAAAAAACGTGGCGACAAAAGCTAAACGGGGCAAGTAATGGCCTCCCTAACTTCTCCAGTTACCCTTCTCAGTTCCGTTGTGGCAACGGGTGCGTCCAGGTCTGTTCAATCGGATGCTGGTCAACCTGCATTCTTGCAAGTAACCGGAATTACAACAGCAACTGTCGCATTCCAAGGTAGTTTGGATGGCACAACTTTTGCCACAATTGGCACAGCATTGACTGCCGATGGAATCGTCACTATAGCTAATGCTCCTCAATATTTGAGGGCAAACTGCACTTCGTACACTTCCGGCACCATAATCGCAAAAGTTCTCTATTGATATGAAAAGCAAAGTCAACGCAAAAGCCAAGGCCAAGGCAATCGGCGCAAGGAACAAGAAATGACCTACCTCCAACTCATCAATAACGTGCTGATTCGATTGCGTGAAACGCAGGTATCGACCAATAACGAAACAACCTATTCGACACTGATCGGTCTTTTGGTGAACGATGCAAAGCGCCAGATTGAGGATTCATTTAGCTGGAATGTCTTAGGCACAACCGTAACGATTACCACGGTGGCCGCAACCTACGTCTATTCCTTGACGGGTGCCGGCCAGAAGTTTCAGGTTCAGGACGCGATCAATGTCACATCGAATGTCGGGCTGCAAAACATCACTTTTGTAGAGATGAACCGCTATCAAAATCTTGTTCCCACTACAAACGGGCTTCCACAGTATTATTCATTCGATGGCGTAGACGGTAACGGAGACACTCAAGTAGTGCTTTACCCTCGTCCTGATGGTGTCTACAGCATCCCTTTTTCGCTGACTGTGCCGCAGGCAGCACTGGCTGCTGATGCCACTTCTGTCCTTGTTTCTGACTCTCTGGTAGTTCAAAACGCTTATGCAAGGGCGCTAGTCGAGCGCGGCGAGGATGGCGGTCTTAACTCGTCCGAGGCGTATCAGCTTTATCGCGGGATGCTGGCTGACCAGATTGCGCTGGAAGGCACCCGCTACCCTGAGAATCAAGAGTTTTTGGCAATATGAGCCAAGCCCTTCAAACTGCCAGCATTTCAGCCCCAGGATTTCTAGGTCTGAATACGCAAGACTCGCCTACAGATTTGGCGGCTGGCTATGCTTTGGTTGCGACAAATTGCGTTATTGACCAGTTTGGGCGCATCGGATCTCGCAGCGGCTGGTCTAGGGTAAACGCATCATCCGGCACGCTTGGGGCAAATAACCCTGGTGTAATCCATGAGCTGGTGGAAACCGATGGCACACTGACCATACTGTTTGCCGGGAACAACAAGCTATTCAAACTCGACAGCTCAAACGCGGTGGTCGAATTGACCTATGGCGGCGGTGGCACAGCGCCTGTGATAACAGCCAACAACTGGTCTTGTGCATCGCTTAACGGCATTACCTACTTTTTCCAATCAGGCTTTGACCCGCTGATATTTGACCCTGCCGTGAGCACAACGACATTCCGGCGCGTCAGTGAGAAAACTGGTTATGCTGGAACTGTGCCTTTGGGCAACATTGTAATCAGTGCTTACGGTCGGCTCTGGGTGGCAGATACCTCCACCGACAACACGACTATATCTTTCTCTGATCTGCTTTCCGGCCACGTTTGGACTGGCGGCACATCCGGCACGTTGAACATTAATCAGGTATGGCCGAATGGCGCTGATAACATTACCGGCCTGGCAGCGCACAACAACTTCCTGATTATCTTCGGCCAGCGCCAGATTCTTGTCTATTCTGGCGCCACTACACCGTCAACGATAACGCTGGCGGACACTGTGGCGGGTATTGGCTGCATTTCCAGAGACTCCATTCAAAGCACCGGCAAGGACGTTTTGTTTTTGTCCAATTCTGGCGTAAGGTCATTTGCGCGAACGATAATTGAAAAGTCTGTGCCGATTGGCGACTTGTCAAAGAACGTGCGTAGCGACCTGATGAACATCATTGCCGGTGAAACGCTGGCAAACATCAAGTCGGTTTATTCTGAAACCGAGGCGTTTTATCTGCTGGTGCTGCCGTTTTGCAAAGAAGTGTTTTGTTTTGACACTCGCGGCCAGTTACAGGATGGCGCTTTCCGGGTTACGACATGGGATTCCATTGAACCCTCGGCGCTGCTGTCTCGGCGCAATGGTGATCTGTTTCTTGGCAAGACTGGTTATGTTGCAAAATACACTGGCAACCAAGACGATACGACTGCCTATAGATTGCAGTATTACACCAACCATGCTGACTTGGGCGATGCTAATGTCACATCTCTGCTCAAGCGGCTGAAGGTTGTTGTTATTGGTGGCACCAATCAATTCGTAATTATGAAATGGGCGTTTGACTTTACGACAAACTATCTTTCAGCCAATGCTCAAATACCGACGCAGCAAGTTAGTCAATACAACATTGCCGAATACGGCGCGAATGCTACCGTAATAGCTCAATACGCCAATGGTGTGGCTTTGCAGACTTTAAGTGTGTCGGCCAGTGGAAGCGGTAAAATTGTGCAGACGGGTTATGAGGCAGATATAAACGGGTCTGCTCTGTCAATTCAACGCATTGAGATTCAATCGAAGAACGGGAAAACAGTATGAGCAATTATGTTCAGTCCACGAATTTTGCCACAAAAGACGCGCTTACCTCTGGCGACCCGCTGAAGATTGTCAAAGGCACAGAGATCAATACGGAGTTTGTCAATATTGCGGTGGCTGTGGCGACTAAAGCTGACTTGGCTAGTCCTACGTTTACGGGAACTCCTCTTGCGCCTACTGCTTCACCGGCGACCAATAACACGCAGATTGCTACGACTGCTTACATAGACGCCGCAATCACGGCAGTTAAAGCCGCGCTGTTCCCCGTTGGCTCAATCTTTACCGCTGTTGTGGCAACCAATCCAGGCACGCTTTTAGGTTTCGGCACTTGGACAGCATTCGGTGCAGGACGCGTGCCTGTTGGCTTTGACGCAGGTAATGTTTTATTTGATACGGCTGAAGAAACTGGTGGTGCTGCTAACGCTACTTTGCCAAGCCACACGCATACGGCGACGGTTACTGATCCGGGGCATACGCACACAGTTGTAGTTACTGTTGCTGGCGGCGGTGGTGACTTCGGCGGCACATCGGTTGGCGCAGCTTCAAATTCTAATACGACCGCATCTGCAGTCACCGGCATCACCGTAGCCAACAGCACAGAAGGCGCAAGCGCGACCAATGCTAATTACCAGCCTTACATTACAGTTTTCATGTGGAAGAGGACTGTGTGATTACTCACCACTTTAGCGATGGTCTGTACGCCAAAGAGTCCGCATTTTCGGCAGGCACAGCCATCCTGAAACACACGCATGACTTCAGCCACTTGTCTATTCTGGCTCAAGGCAAGGTGGCGGTGATGAAGGGTGAAGATGTTGAAGTCATTGAAGCGCCAGCTTGCATTGAGATCAAGGCTGGAATGACTCATGGCGTTAAGGCAATTACTGATTGCGTTTGGTTTTGTATCCACGCTACTGACGAGACAGACCCGTCTAAAGTAGATCAAATTTTGATTGGAGTTTAATATGCCTTGGATTGCAGCGGGTGCAGCAATAGCCGGTGGTTTGCTAGGTGGTCGTTCCTCAAAGAAAGCCGCGCAAGCGCAAGCCGCCGCACAGATACAAGCCGCACAAATTGCGGCTGAAGAAGCCCGATTCCGTCCGGTCGGAGTCACGACGCGCTTCGGTTCGTCAAATTTCCAGACAGATGCAAACGGTCGAGTTAGTGGCGCAGATTACACGCTAGACCCTGCATTCCGCGCTTATCAAGACAGATTCATGGGCTTGGCTGGTGGCGGCTTGTTGCAGGCGGAGGGCGCTCAAGAGCAATTTGCCCCGCTAGGTGAGGCCGGGCAGAGTTTGTTTAACCTTGGCAGTCAATATCTGGCTCAGTCGCCAGAAGAGGCTGCGGCGCAATACATGGCCGGTCAGCAAAATCTGCTGGCCCCTATCCGTGATCGCCAACTTGCTCAACTGCGAAACAATGTATTCCAAACTGGCCGGGGTGGATTGTCTGTAGGGGCCACAGGGCTTCGCCCAGGCGGCGGTCTTGGCCTCAGCGCAGCTAATCCTGAGATGGAGGCGTATTACAACGCGCTGGCCCAACAGGACGCGGCATTGGCTGCTCAATCTATGGAGGCCGGGCAGCGTCAAACGGCGTTCGGTGCCGGTCTGTTTGGCACTGGCGGAAACCTTATTACGCAAGGATACCAAGGTCAAACACAGGCGCTTGGCCCCTACGAGGCGTATCTGCAACAGATGAAATCGTTGGAAGCCTTGGGCCAGCAGCCGTTGGATCTTGGCATCAACATTGGCGCAAAAGGGCAAAGTAATACGGGCGCATTGGCGCTGTTGAGTGGAGGCACTAGTGCTGCCAATTCAATGTATAAAGCAAATTCTTACAATCCGTTTGCGACAGCGTTGATTCAGGGCAGTCAGAATCCGGCGTTGCGAAGTGCTGCTAGCAGTTTTGACCCGTATTCATATCTACCAAACGCGCCTGGAAATCCTTATGTAAGTGATTTTTCAGATGGAAGTTACAATCCTCTCGCCCTCGGCGGATTGGAAAATTAATCATGGCTGAAATTGTCCAATCCCTGTTCGGCGTATCGCCGGAAATGTATCAGCAGCGTCAAGATGATATTGCATCTGCGCATGCCATGCAGTTTGCCAAGCTCGACCCATTCCAGCAGGCTAACTACGCCATCGGGCGCGGTGCCTATGGCTTGGCCGGCGCTGTTGGTGGGGCGTTGGGTGGGCAAGACCCTGAGTTGCAGCGGCGCACAGTCAGCCAGCAAATCCTTGGCACGATTGACCCCAACCGGCCTGAGACATTTGATCAGGCGGTGCAGATGGCGTTGCAATCTGGCAATCAGCAACTTGCTTATGGGTTGCGGCTCGAATCTGAAAAATTCAAGCAGCAGGCACTGGTTCGTGCAGATGAGGCTTTGCTGCGTTCGGCAGCAACTGAATCTAGACAAAGAACCGATGCTGCTCAAAATCTAATTACGAGATCGTTCCAACCAGCCATGCCAGAGCAAGAGCAATTTGTTCAGGTAGACGAGACTGGTCAGCCTGTGCCGATACCTGCGCGACCGGCTTCATTTAACATTAGTCCTGTTCTTCCTCAGTTAATGGCGCTTGGCCCTGAAGGTCGAGCCGCAATTGCTCAACAGGCAAAGTTGATTCCAGACCTTCGCAGGCTTGGCGCAGCTTCTATGCGCGAGGAAAATCCGTTTGCGGTTTTCACCACTGACCCAACAATTCCAAAAACAGTGCAAACACTGGCAAAGCAATACTCTAATAGTTTTACAAGCGGTATTCTTGACCCAGAAAAGGCTGATTCTAAGGTAAAAGAATTGGCTGATATGACGCAGCGTGTTCAACAATTTGACCAGAATCAAGCTCAGATTAAAGCTAATCAACAAACACTGGCTGACTTGCGTGCTCAAGGGCTTGAGTACTCTCGGCAAGGTCTTTTGATTCAGCAGGGCAATCAAGTTTTGGCATCGCAGAATGCTGCATTCCAACGGGATATGAAGATAGCGGAGGAAGGTCGTAAAGCAGAAACCGCCAAAAACAAGCCGTTACCATCCTATCTGGCAAAAGGTGAAGAAGCGGATTACGACACGGCGCAAGCGGCAAGCAATCTGGCGTTTGATGCTAACAATTTCATCAATAGAATAAAGTCTGGTGATGTAAAGTTTGGTCTGAAGGATAAAGCAAGCATCAGAGCAAGGCAGCTGGTAGGCTCCAGTGACCCTGATGTTGTTGCAAGAGAGGACTATGACAAGTTCTTAAAAGTGCTTGTCAATGAAAGTTTGCGCCTAAACAAAGGAACGCAGACCGAAGGCGATGCAGTTAGGGCAGTAAAAGAACTGGAGAGTTCAGAGTCACCTCAAGCGGCAGCATCAGCCATGCGGCGATTGGTTGATATTAATGTGAGGCGAGTTCAAGACGCATCTAAATCAGTGGATACACGCAGACAAAACGCCAACTTCCCGGCTGCACCTCGGCCCATTGATGTGCCAGTTTTTGAGTATCAAGTAATTGATAATTCCGACTATCAAAGGTTTGTAAAGAATCCAAAGTATCCGTCTGGAACACCATTTATTGACCCGACTGGCGTAAGAAGGACGAAACCATAATGGCCGCTGATTACAATGATGCACCACTGGCTGATCAACCAAAGGCTGATCAAACTAAATTCTCAGAATCCGTAATGGCTCCAGGGGTTCCTTATTCTGGCGCTGCCGAAAGCGCACGCGCTGTTGGTCAAGGTATTACATTTGGTTTTCTTGATGAGCTGGAGGCGGCACTTCGCACTGGCGCAATCAGTGGCCCTGAATACGAGCGCCAGCGCAATCTGTTGCGTGAACAGCAAAAGCAATTCGGTTCCGATATGCCGATTGCAAAAACTGGCCTTGAAATTGGAGGCAGTTTGCTTGTTCCGTTCGGAGCCACCAAACAAGTGGCTCGACTAGCGCCTGGCGCACAATCCTTGATTACAGGCACAACGCTTGGCGGACAAGTGGGCCGGGGCGCTGCATTAGGCGCTGGAACTGGTGCGGTTTCTGGTGTTGGATTTTCAGAAAAAGAAGATGCTGTTGGCTCTGATGCTTTGGTAGGCGGTATTTTTGGCGGATTGCTAGGTGGTGGCGTTCCTGTCGTGATAAGCAAGGCGGGCAGTTTAATCAAGAATCAGCTTACTGCGGCTGGCATCGGAGATCAGCAAACTGCCTCGTCAAAGATTCTTGCAAACTATCTGAACAAAGACAATCTTTCGGCGGCAGAAGCGCAGCAAGCATTGGAGGAATTACGCAGGATTGGTGTTCCTAACCCAGTAATTGCCGACCTGGGCAAGAGCCTGCAAGATTTGGCATACAGCGCCTATGTGGTGCAATCCAAAGCTAAAGGAGGCACAGAATCATTTTTGGTTAATCGCATGATCGACCAGCCTAATGACATTGTAAAAGGTTTGGTAGAAAAAGCTGGATTAGCTAAAAACGTCAATGGCTTTGAGTATCTTGAGGCATTGACAGCAAATCAAAAAATTCTTGCAGAGCAAGCATATCCCAAGGCTTACAGCCTTTCGGTTAATGCTGTGCCGTTCAGAGAGTATGTTGATAGGCCGGTGTTTCAAAAAGCCTATGAAGAAGCGGTTAAACGTGCCGGAGTTTATGGCAATAAGCTGCCTGATATTAGTGCTATTCGTAATGCTCAATCAGTTCCTACTGATGTATTGCACCAAATCAAAATTGGCCTTGATCGTATTGTTGATGCAGAAACAGACCCACTCACTAAAAAAATGTCAGGCTATGGCGCTGATGTTGCAAAAGTAAAAACTGAGTTTAATGATCTTATCAAATCATTTAATCCTGATTACAAGAAAGCAAATGCTGAATTTGCTGATGCAGAACGCATTAAGAATGCTTTTAAGATGGGCGAGGACTATCAAAAACTCGATCCTAAAGAGGCTGCATCCAAGATCAAAAAGCTGAACGATGACGAGAAAGAGGCTTTTCGTCTTGGCGTGATGGCTGACGTTAATAATCGTCTTGGAAACTTCAAGGGCGGCGATTTCACCAAGCAAATATTTAAGTCAGAGAACCAAAAGCTGTTGCTAAGAAATGCCTTCCCAGATCAGGCTTCTTACACTGAGTTTTCTCAGTATGTTAAAGGGCTTGGTCAGCAAAGCGGCACCAAGCAACGAGTGCTTGGCGGCTCTCGCACCGACGAAAATCGTGCAGTTCGCGATGAGGCAAGCCTGCTTGGTTCAATTGCCCAGGCAGCTACGACTGGCGATATGCTAAGTATGTTGAGGGCTGGCGGAACTGCTTTTCTGTCAAGGGCAAAGGGCATAGGCACCGAAACATCCGAAGCCTTGCAAAAACGATTGTTTACTGTTGACCCGATTGAGCAAAGAGCAATTTTTGCAGAGTTAAATCGTAGGGCGCAAAGACCGCAAACAGGATTATTGACTGGTGCTGCGGCTGTTGGCTCGGCAACCGGCATACTGGGCGATTAACAAATGGAAAACAATTTTGCAGCCGATGTATGGGCGGCAATTAAAGCATTCTCACCTGGTGCGCTTGGTGCTGCGTTCGCGGCGCTGAGTGGCACGACGAGAAACAGGTTACAGAGAACGCTGGAATTCTGCGGTGGCCTGTCCGTTACGGTGCTGGCAACGGAGCCTGTCCTAGTTTGGTTTCATCTAGATCAGAAAGTTTACTGGTCGATTGTCGCGTTTACGATTGGTTTTGCCGGTCTGAGCATTACGAGCAAGATTCTGGAAACGGTGAGAAATCTTGATATGGCGGCCATCATAAAAGACAAACTAAAATGAGCATCGACGTAATCTGTGCGGTCATCTGCATTATTTGTGCGCTGATATTGATTTATCACAGCGGATTCCAAGATGGGCTGTTTGGCAGGTTGGCGCTGCTGCTTTTGGTCATGACGGAAGTGATTGTTACCGCGCAGGCGTGGTTCGATGATGGCTACGACGTAGCGCCAACCACCATAATGCGGCATGTTGCCATCACTCTTTTCCTTGTTCGGCATACTTATAAATTTATGTCTTACCAGTATCTTGGTAATTACTGCTGGGACAAGAGAAATACAGGAATCTAACAATGGACTGGCTCAAACAGATTGCGCCGACGATTGCCACGGCGCTTGGTGGCCCCTTGGCTGGCATGGCTGTGTCTGCAATCTCCAAGGCCATTGGCGTAGACGAGGCCAAGGTGGGAGACCTGATAGCCAACAACAAGCTGTCAGCGGAGCAGATCGCACAGGTCAAGATTGCCGAGATTGAGCTGCAAAAGCAGGCGCAGGAGTTAGGGCTAAACTTTGAGAAATTGGAGGTCGAAGATAGAAAGTCGGCCCGGGAAATGCAGGCCACGACTCGCTCAATGATGCCGCCTATTTTGGCCGGCACAGTCACCATCGGCTTCTTCGGCATTATGGGAATGATGTTTTTCAATCAAATCGACAGCAGCAACCCGGCAATCCTGATGATGTTGGGCAGTCTAGGCACCGCTTGGACGGGCATTATTGCGTATTACTTTGGCTCGTCGGCTGGTTCGCAGGCCAAAACGGATCTTCTCTCAAAGGCGGCAAAATGAATTTGACAGCACATTTCACTTTGGAAGAACTGACAGCCTCAGAGACCGCCGATCGCAACGGGTGGGATAACAGCCCCAACGATCAGGAACTGGCCAACCTGGTGCGTTTGGCTGAGTTTCTTGAGCAGGTAAAAGAGGTGCTGGCTGGGAAGCCCATTATGATCTCGTCGGGATTGAGGACAAAAAAGGTCAATGACGCTGTGGGCAGCAAGGACACTAGCCAGCACCGAATAGGCTGCGCTGCGGACTTTAAGGTGCCGGGAATGACTCCCGACGATGTGGTCAAGGCGATCGTCGCCAGCGGCATTGGCTACGATCAAATCATCCGTGAATTTGACCGCTGGACGCACATCAGCATCCCGAATAGTATTAATTTCAGCCCCCGCGCGCAGGCGCTGATTATTGACAAGGCCGGGACCCGGCCTTATTCGTAGTTAGTAACTCTCCAGCCCTCGGTCAAAGGCCCATTTGTTGGGGTCTATTGGCTTTTCATTAATCGCGTTGATGGCGATGCAGATCGGGCACTTGGGGTTTGTTATGTCTCCCCCATGCTCCTTCTGCACAGCCTCCACCAGCCGCTTGTTCTCGGCCTCCATCCGTTCAATTTCGTCTGCCGCCTTCTCAACGTAAATCTCTGCTTGCCCTCGGCATATAGGTGCCAGCTTCCGTAACTGCTTTACAAGTGCTTCGTTACTCATTTGCGCTCCTTGCTCTGTCGAT